GAGTGGTGAAATGCGTATCGTTGGATATACAACGTCAGGTCATGCAACTCCGATCGCTCTACGTAATCTAAAAAAACGTACAGCAACAGACTGGAGTGGAAATGTTTATACTTGGGTACTAGTTAATGATAGTACAGCTGACTATATACTATTAACACCAGTAACAGGTAATCAGTAAGTTATAAATGACAAGCAACGTTATAAAAGTTGACGGTGATTATAAAGTAATAGCCAAGGGTGGTAATATCACCCTTGACACTACTTCTGATAATGGTAATGTGAATATTATAGGAAACTTACTAGTATCAGGAACAACTAACATATTACCAGGTGAAGGTAGCCCAGGAGCATCTGTGACAGTTAGTACTTTTACAGGCGAAATTGATGGAACTACCCTAACAGTCACAGATTGCCCAGATGATGGACTAATAGCTTTACAACAATATATTAATGGTGTTGGTGTGGCAAATGATACTTTTGCTGTAAAACAACTATCTGGTACAACAGGCGGAAATGGCACATACGAGGTTAGTATTTCGCAACATGTTGGTCCCATTGATATGACCGTTTCTGCTTTATTTTTATCCGGATCGATAAAATTAGCCGAAGGGCGAGCCATATATATTCAAGATGAACATGATTATAATGAATATGCTTTTTTAATAGGTGTTAAAGAAGAAGAAGCAACTGTTTATATTGGTAGTGAAAGTACTAACGGATTAAGTTTACCTAATAATCAAGAATATAAATTTGATAGTGCGTTAGCTATAGGTATGTATATAGCTGTAGCTAAAGTTGACGATAATGATAATGTTATTTTAGGTAGCAACGATAGCGGAACTACACAGATATTAGCAAGTGACAATGTACATATTCCAAGTCGTATACAGGTAAATGGAACAGTACCAAATCATAATTATGGTGCAGCTGGCGATAAAGCAGGAATGTTTGCGTTTGATAACTTATACGTCTACTATTGTTTTGCTGATTATGTTAATAATTCTACAGTTATTTGGAAACGCACAGCACACGGTTCAACTACTTGGTAATTTACTAGATATTGAATCTAATAAATCAAAAATAGTTTCTATTTTGGCTCTCGTTATTTTACTTCCAACAGTATTCTTTATACCTTGATGTACTGGCTTTGGCCAGCTGTCTATCTCACACCATGCCCATCCACGATGCTCATTACTTAACTTTGGAATAAACTCATTTTCAACTATACAGATATAAGTTTGAAAATTAAAATGACTATCATCGCTAACAAATGTTTCTAACGGTATAGTTTTAATAAGATTAGGAAAAAAACCTATTTCTTCTGTAATCTCTCTTTGCAATCCTTGCCAAGCGGATTCATCTGGTTCTGATTTACCACCAACTAATCCCCAAGTACCTTCTTTTTTACCTGAGGATTTTTGTAATAGTAAGAATCTTCTTGTACTCTTACTTAGAAAAAAAGCACCACTGCTATTAATCTTTTTTATCACAATGCAATACGCCACTTTCCAGACATATATTCACCATCAAAACTCTTAGTCCAATATTCACCATCCCACTTATACTGTATATTAGTTTTTAGATTAGTGACATATACTACATCGGATACTGTTTTTGCAGGAAAAATAACAGACCAATTATTACCATCCCAGGTTATAATGTCATTTTCTAATGCAACAAAATCATTACCGTTAGACTGTTTCCATCCTGCAGCACCATCTTGATTTATAATACTACCGATTGATTCTAGTATTAGATATCTAACTCCGGAAACAGCATTAGATGGATTATAAGTTAACGGATTTACAATAGCATCTATAGTTCCACGACCGTCTATAATCGTATTAGTTGGGAAAGTATCCGGATCCCAATTTACTAACATAACTGCTTCGTTTGATATATCAACTGCACCTGTACCTACAATTTCTGTACCATCAACTTTAGTTAAGTAGATTCTACTACCTCCTGCACGGAACTCGCCATATTGATCTAATAGTTTAAACCAATTTACATCCATATTGTATTTGACAGGAACAGATGTATTTGATTCGTCAACAACTGCGCCACCGTCGGGTATTAACCACATCTTATTAGCTAGTACTAATACACCAAAATTTCCTGGGCTAACAAAAACTGTGCTTGCGGATTGACCGTAAATAAAGTCATTTGAAAGAGTTCCGGATTCGGTGAATATATTTGAAATAACTGTCTGAATAACACCAAGACGTGTTAGTTTACCAGGAGGTGTTAACCATATTGGTGTATCTAAACCAATAGTAGCAACGTCAACATCGCTATCAGTACCTACCGGTATTGATCTATTACTAAATGTTATGTCTTCTAAGTAGATAGCAGTTAAGCTAGTCCAATCAATATAGTTGTCAGTAGTTTGAATTTCAAAACTAGGATTAAACAGTATTAATATCTGTTCTAATATTTGTAATTTCTGTTCAGTATTAGTAGTCCATATATCTGCTTTAATACTTAATTTGTATGGTGTTGGCATAAGTCTCTCAACTGTATAGTTAGTACCTTGTTGAGAAGTATATTCGTTAGTGTCCGGATTGATAGCTCTTTCTCTAATATTAATTTTGTTAATATAACTAGCATCTGCTAACCTTGATGTATCCATTTTTAATTCAGAGATGTATACCGAAATTCTAGGTGCGCTAGGAATTTTATTTTCAGAGTTATCTCTTATTATGTTTGCTGCTTGACGAGACAGATCTCCGTACATAACAGGCACTATCTTTTCAGTGCCGTCAACTGAACGGATTTTAAACCCACTTAACATACGAATAAGCTGTGCGAGATATCTTCTAATCTGAGCATCATAAAAATATTGAATTTGATTTCTCCTTAAAGATCCGCTTTTGGTCTAAGTACTTTGCTTAGAGCAACTCTTTGTTCTACTTGTTCAGCATATATAGTCCAAGTAACCAGATCTTTTACATTTAATTGATACAGACTTATAAACGCTATTTTACCACTATCATTATAAACTTTAGTTATTGGCATAACTTGTTCGTTAACAAACACTTCTACACCGTATCTTTTGTCATAATCGATAGTAGTCACAACTTTTTTATTCACTAAATCTAATGACTGTGTTAAATCAGTATTACGGAATATCATCGGACTTCTAATAATAAACGTATCTGTAAACAGTGAATTGATACCGCTATATGCTGTGTTATTAATGAAGTTGGTTTTCTGTATCTCTCTATTATCAGTATTAGTTTTAGTCATTCTTACGTTATCTTCAAATTTAACCCAACGCCTACCGTCGTATCTAAAAAGTCTATTTGGTAGATAATCAGTCCTAAGGAAATAGTCACCTTCGGCTTGTGTTGTTGGAAACTGTATACCAAATCCATAAGGATCACCATAGCCATTTGGCGGTACGCCGTCTCCGACTAAGTATCCTTGGTACCCACTCTTTGATGGAGGGGGATTTACTGCCGATGCTGAGGAAGATCCGCTAGCATTAAGATTTGGATCATCAACAGTCACGAGATCAACATTACCTTTTGCATCTAGTTGTAATGTATAGAAGTTCCGAGTATCATATCCACTCTGAGGAGCAGCAGCTTCGGCTTCAGCAAGAACTCCGTCATTGGCTTGTTTTTCTTTTAGATACGTACTCATAACATCACGCAACATACTACCGTCGGATATATCTTTGTAGAAATCACTATTAGGTGGTTCGATAGAATATGCATCATCGGTGACTTCGTACAATTTTCCATTATACCTAACAGTTTGTCCAACATAGTACTGTGTTGCATCTGTCCATGTTCCAGCAAATGTATCCATATCTTGTGGTAAATCTAAGATATCTTTAAACTCCTGGCTATCTATTATGGGTTTTAGTTTTAATCTATACAGATGAGGATACCAAGTAACAGAAAATCCCTCTGCTGCACGATTTATATCTTCAACTACATAAAATCTTTTAAGTGCTATAGTGTAATCATTTAAAGCAAAATCATCTTTGAGATGAGGCAATTCTATAACATCGCCGCTCATCATTTTGCGCCCAATAGTTTCTACACTATTGTTAATATGTATAGTCATAAAAATCGTATCGTTTTGTAAAAACAGTCCAAATTGACTTAGATTAAAATCAATATCTTGTACATTGTAGACGCCTCGCATGATATATATGCTTGTGTCATACTTTCTATCACGATTCTCTAAGAATAGTACATCTTGTATAGTCGAAGTAGTTGTTGCTTGATTGGGATCCCCAGGATCTGCTGGTCCTAGGTATTTGTGAACGAAAACATCCGTTCCTCCAATCTGAAACATCTCGTAGATTTGTTTGTCTATGAACTTGTAGTCGTTCCCTTTTTCGGGTTTATAAAGACTTAAACGAGGAATAATGACTCTCCTTTAATTACTTTACATTTAGTATATTTGTTTATTAAAAAGATATCTAATTCTGACATAGTATTGTATTTATTGCTATTGATAAATATGTTTTAGCAAACTAATTGGAAATAGTCATGACTCAGATTTTAATTAACACTGGTACTTCTCCAAATTCACAAGATGGCGATACAGTTCGTAATGCATTTGAAAAAGTTAATCTTAACTTTACTGATGTATATGCAGCTATTGCACTGTTGGGCGGGGACACAGGCGGAACTGGGTCTATCAACATTAAAGGAAATGTATCCTCATTAAACGATACCTTGTTAGTAGATGCAACTGCTGGTAAAATAACTACTGCTGCTGTGCCTAACAATGTTCCGTTGATTTATCAATTTCGAGCATATTTTGATACAATAGGCAATTTAGATACGATTGATACTCTACCTGCAGGGTGGTCTTATACAAAAACAGATAACATCGCAACAATAACACATTCAGTTAATAGGTATCCAAAACTTGTCACATATTTAGGACATTCAACAGTTGAAGTTTTACGCATGAGATTTCCAACCGCAGGGTATGAAGTTAGAATACCAGATACAGATCGAAATACTAAATTTACAGTAAATTTAACTGCTGCTGTAACTGGCGCTGATCTAAGTCAATACGCATTTGTGGTGGTATCGTTCTAATGAGTCACGAAATAACTCCTCCAAAAGTTTTAGTTATACACTTAACTTCTTTAACCCCTACTGAACTTTATGGACAAGAACCAAATCCCAATCAACCTTGGCGTTTTCGTGGTACATTTAATGTAGACCCCCAATATCATTCAGATCCTTACACCCCTACTCCAAATATTTTTAATGGATTAGATGTTGTAGTAGGCGACTATATAACTACCCAAGGTAATAAAGTATTAATTATAACAAATATCGTTTCTCAAACAGCCGGTGTAGTGACTGCTGATTTTGAAGATATGAACAGATTAAACAGCAATATTGATACTACCCAAAGTGGTGATAGTTCAATGCAGCTCGGAATTGGTGTATTATTTACAGCACCAGGTGGCGTTCCGGTTTTATATCCTTTACCGGATAATCTAGGAACAATTAGCGCACAAAACTTAATAGAAATTATTGGTAGATTCTTTTTCGTTGGAAATTTCGGTGGAGGATCAACAGGTCCTACTGGACCAGCAGGAACTCCAGGAGGACCAACTGGCCCAACTGGAACAAAAGGACCAACAGGATGGACTGGCCCAAGTATAACTGGTCCTACTGGACCTAATAGCACAGTAACAGGTCCTACTGGATGGACAGGTCCTACCGGAACAGGTGCGACTGGAACTACTGGTCCAACAGGTACTACAGGACCAACTGGTATAGCTGGACCAACTGGTCGTCAAGGTTCAATAGGTCCTACTGGAACAACCGGTCCAACCGGTGCTGATAGTACTGTGACTGGCCCGACAGGTCGTCAAGGTCCACAGGGTACTACTGGTCCAACCGGAACTGGTGCAACTGGTGCAACAGGTGCTACAGGTTGGACTGGGCCTAGAGGAGCTACAGGTGCTACAGGAGCAACTGGTGCTAATAGCACAGTTACTGGTCCTACAGGTTGGACTGGACCGAGCGTGACTGGACCAACCGGAATAGGTGCTACAGGAGCAACTGGTCCTACTGGAAGAAGTGGGCCTACTGGGCCGAGTGTGACTGGTCCAACTGGCGATACAGGTGCAACAGGTGCTACTGGTCCTACTGGAAGAAGTGGGCCTACTGGGCCGAGTGTGACTGGTCCAACTGGCGAT